AATTGGAAAAGTTGAGCCACAATATGCAATTCCATATCTTGTGGCAAAGGTAATGTAGGAGAACATAATGTACCATCAAATTACAATAGAAGAGGCAATTGCCGAACAAGAAAGTAAACGAGTTTTCTGTCGTAGGTGTGGCAGGGAGTTAAAAAGCAAACAGGGTAAGGAACTAGGGTTTGGACCTGCTTGTTACAGAAAACATATGAAGGAAACTCTACGTTCTACACGCAAGCGCCTTTTCCCAATAAAACAGGAGAAATGATTTATGCGTTTATTAGAAGAGTGGCAATACAAGTTCGTTGAAAACTGTTTGCAGAACTACTACAAATTGAAAGAAGAAAACACAGAGACCAGCCGTAAGGTTTGTGAAGCAATTGAACGTGCTATGCAGTATTTTAAAGACACACAGCATGAAATGATTATGTATGAATTGTATTTCAAACATGACAACTATGAAAAACGCTATACTACCTTTGGACATCACATTAAGGTATTTGAGGACATAGCTGGTAGAACGGCATCAAACGGTTATTTCGTAAGACGTGAGATAATGTATAAAGTTGCTATGTACTTATATGCTAACGGTGTTTTCAAATTTGACGATATGCCGGAAGTTTAGGAGAAAGAAATGTCAATTATGTTTAACTTATCAAGGAACCAAAAAGCAATGGCTGTTAATTTAGCAATGTTGGTTGAGTGTGGTTTAGTGCCTGTGGCTGACGTCGTGGAAATGTTTAAAAAGGACGCCAAAATGACAAAGAAAGTAACGGGGTTCTGGTTGGAGTTCAGTGATACTACAAGAAGGGCGCTAGATATGGTTATGATAGAAACAGCCCGTCAGCACTTCGAATTATGTTTACAACTGGAGTGCAAGGGACATAACGAATTGGAAAACTAATTTATAAAAAACACTTGAAAAACGTTTTTATTTATGCTAGAATAATATTATACTAAAATAAGAAAGGCGGTTTTTATGTTTAATTTTAAAGAATTTATCGGAACTCTATTAATTGTTGCGTTATTCTGTTTCTTAATTTTTGGGTGTGCCCAGAAGGAAGAAGAATTAGTTAATAAACATTGTTCAGGACTAACTGGTTACGAATATGGACAATGCCAAGCAAGTATATACTAGATAAGGGGAACAAAATGGACACAAAAATTCATGTCAGAAAGTTACAAACCTCTAAAACTGGGTATTACATAAATATACCAAAAAAGTTATCTGAGGATTTAAAGTTAACGGGTACAGAGCATATTAAGTTTGTACATGATACACAGAGTGGTGAAGTCACAATACACATTATAAAAGTATAACAGGAGAAAACCATGGTAAATGGTAGATTATGGACAAAACATGAGGATGATTATCTGAGGGAATGTTATAGATTGCCTGGTAATTCTGTAAAAAGTATAGCCACATTTCTTGGTAGAACGGAGTATGCCGTCACAAGTCGTGTGGCTTATTTACATCTAACCAAGACTGCATATTTTATGACGAATATATTAACTCCTAGAGAGATTGATGTATGTAATCTTTTAATACAGGATTTGACATATTCACAGATAGCCCAGGAGTTAGGAGTTGCAAAGTCAACAATAGTAACCCATGCCAAGTCTATTTATGCAAAGAATTATGTGAACAGTAGGAAACAATTGAAGGAAAAATACAATGAAAGTAGAACTAATAGCTAGCACACAAGACATTGAAAAGGTGTTATACACAGCATGCACCACCTGTTACAACCCGGGAAGTCCGATAGACAGATGGGAAGACATAAAATACGAAAGAATGGTTGTAAATCCTTGGTTATTAATAGACAAAGTATTTTCTAGTGGTCATTTAAGTACAAGTGAACACATTAATTTTACATTTGCAATCGAGGGTATTTCAAGAGCTTGTTCACATCAGTTAGTTAGACATAGACATTGCAGTTTCTCTCAACAGAGCCAAAGGTATGTGGAAATAAAAGAGGATATACACGAATTAAACGAATTAAGCATGCAACCTGGAACAGAGTTTGCTAAAAGACTTTCAAAATATTTTGCTGGTGTTAATAACAAGAATTGGCGTTATTATTTTCAGGCACTAAAAAACTATATAGAATGTATAGAAATGGGTATGAAGGCTGAAGATGCAAGAAACGTATTACCAAATGCAACAAAGACAAACATTGTATTGACTTGTAATTTACGTGAGTTAATGCATATATGCAATGAAAGATTATGTACAAGAGCACAGAAGGAAATAAGAGAATTAGTACAGCAAATGAGGAATGAGGTTGTTGGTGTGTGTCCTGAATTAGGAAAATACTTGCAACCAAAATGTGAAATATTAGGTTATTGTAGAGAGCACAAATCGTGCGGAAGGAAGGAGACTTTATAATGGAACCACAATTTGTTATTGATGTCATAATTATCATGGCGCTTTATGACTTAACTAAGCATGCTTTTAAATTAGCGTTTAGATGCTTGGTATTAGATGCAGAAGACAAAATAACAGTAGAGGACACAGAGGACGATAAATAGTTTATAAATTACAAAAATTGTCTATATATTAGGTAAGGAAAGGAGATATAATGGACTTAAAAATTGTATGTAATGACGAAGATTATATGCCACAGTACGCAAACCATACGGATGCTTGTATGGATTTAAAGATAAGAGTTGATGACGAACAACACGGTTTGATAGCGCCTGGTATGTGTAAGGTGTACGGAACAGGAATAAAAGTAGCAGTTCCTGAAAATCACGTGATGTTAATATATCCAAGAAGTTCAACAGGGTTTAGACTTAACTGTATGATGGCAAATACGACAGGAATTGTTGATGCCGGGTATAGAGACGAGGTAATGTTGGCATTACACAATTTCGGGGACAAGGCTGTTCAATTACAAGATAAACAACGAGTTGCCCAATTTATGGTAATACCAAGACCAGCCGTTAATCTAGTACAAGTAGAAGATGACAATATGTTTAGAAACGGTGACAGAGGTGGCGGAACAGGTAGTACAGGAAAATTTTAACACATTTGAAAATTTAATACTCCTCGTGTATTACGGTGGTAATGGAGCCAATCTATTTTAAGTCTGATAACTGTCTACACAAAACCCAGCAAGACGCCACCCTTGCTGGTGGGAGTATAAAACAAAAGGAAACATATGAACGCAGAACAAATGCACAAAATGTGTTTAAGGAAACGCAAATATAAATCAGAACAATTAGCATTAAAATATGCTAAGGAGTGTGACATAAAGTATGGTAAGACTCATAGAGTGTATTATTGTCCACTATGTGGGTTCTATCACTTAACTACAAAGGAGTTGAAATAATGTACCAAGTAATGCAAGTATTGACAGCAGTATTTATAGCATTTCTAATAATTATGCTGATGTGCATAATGGCTGTTGAACTTCACAAGGAAATAAAACCAAATGTATTCGACACTTATTTAAAGGCGGTAAACGAGTGTGCAGACGACTCTTGTAGGAAATACGTTAATATATTTTATATACAAGTTTTAAGAGATTTAAACGAAGGAGGAAACGTATGTATAGAAAAAACAATGATGGATTAATTGGTTGTTTATTAGCATTATTCTTTATGTTTTTTGGTTTAGCAGTAGCATTTGGTATGCTATTTCTGTTAACTCATTTAATAATATGGGTTGCTAATGGACTATTTAACTATGATTTAACAGATAAATTCTGGTATGTCTTTGGTGGAATAGTAATATTAAATATGTTATTAGGTGGTAAAATTTGTTCATTCAAGGTAGGGAAATAACCATGAGAACATTTAAAGCATATTGCAATACTCAAAGTGGTTTACAAGATTATAGCTGTGGTATCATAATGGTAAGACCCGGCGCAAATAATTTTGTTTGTATTGATGGTTGTTTGTTCCAGGAAATAAAATTCCTATGGAAAAACAGAGTAAAAACTGTAGGTTGCTGCTGTGGTCAACACATAGACAGTTCACCTAATTCAGCATACATACAAGTGACAGAAGATTGTATAGATAAAATGAAAGCAATAGGTTATAGACAAATAAAATCGGATTGTTTTATACCAAAAACTGAAATAACAAAGGAGTCAAATGAGTGATATAGCAAACAAAATAATAGATGAATGCCATTGGCACTTAAATCAATTCTTATGGCAAGATTGTAGTATTACACCTTTAGAAAACCAACCAGGAAAGATAACTGGAATAAGTATGTTCCATACAGGATTACAATTCAAAGTAAGATACTTTATTGACGGACAATACAAGGAAGATTGGTTCTATTCGTTTGACATTGAAATTACAGATGTCGGGCAAGTATTCTTGAATAGGTTAGGAGTTAGCTAATGAAAATAAACCAGTTAAGTAAAAGGGAACAACAGGTTGTTGAATTAGTATTACAAGGACTAACAGACCCACAAATAGCGAAAGAATTAATTGTTTCTGTTTATACAGTAAGGGCACATCTTACCAATATCTACAACAAATTAGGATGTGACCGAGGCAAGGTTGGAATATTTGTACATAAAATAAAGGAACTGACAAATGAAAGTAAATAGAATAAATGTAGTAATAAATAGATTAGAAAACAAACACGTTCCAAATATAGACATACCAATTATGGATATGCAAAGATATTTCAAGTTCGGCGGGTTAAGTACAAACGATAGAATAGAACTACACAATATGCCAGAACACATTATAGAAAAACTAAATGAGTTAAAAATAAAATTCTTGAGGATGAAAAAATAATGAAACCTATTATTTGTATGTGTGAACACTTCAAACCATTTTTAATTTACGACGGAACTGTTTTTTGTCAATTTTATAAAGCTAACTCTTGTACATTCAAAAAGGAAAGGATATTAAATCCAGACATAGCAGAATTCTTTGTGGCAACGTGTGAAAGGTATAGAAATGAAAAACTTCGAAAAGATTAAGAAAATGACACCAAAACAACTTGCTGAATATCTATCAAACAGAGCCGGATGTTGTTTCTGTATTTATGAATTTGAGGAATGCAATGAAGCTGTCGGGTGTGTTGAAGGCATTGAAAGATGGTTACAATCGGAGGAATAATGAACAGATACGAAACAATTAAACAAATGTCAGTAAACGAAATTGCATTATTTATCCAAGACATAGCAAAACAAACAGTATCAGAAATAGAAGAGAAAACAAAATTAAATATAAAAGCAAAACCTACATATTTATATGAATTAAAGCAATGGTTATTGGAGGATGTCAATGAATAATCTACAAAAACTTAAATCATTAAACTTACCAGAAATGACTCTATTTATAACAGATGTAGCAAAACAATGCGGCATAGACGATATTGATGCAAATGTTATTAGAGATTGGTTATTAACGGAGATAGAAGAATGGAATCAGATTTAGCAATTGCAATATTTTTCATGTTCCTAGTTTGTTTAGTATTATCTAGTGCATAAGTATTTAGCAATGAAGAATAACTTTATTACTTGCCAAACTCTTCTTAACATCAATAACTCTTTGATTTGAACTACCTACCCAAGGTTTATTATTATCTTTTAATTCTTCAACAAAAGGACCTTCACACAATACATCAACATATGACATTATTTCCAAATCTTTAACATTATCCCATAAATACCCAGTATAAAGCCAAACACTTTTATGAGGGTATTGACGTTTACAACGCTTAACCAATCTTAATATTTCTTGCCTATTTCCAGGATATAAAGGGTCACCACCAGAAAAAGTAATTCCAGAACACCAATGATTACTTAAACAGGAAAACAATTCATTCTCAGCATCAGTATCAAATAACAGTCCACCCAATGGGTCCCACGTGATTGGGTTGTGACAACCTTTACAATAGTTATTACATCCAGCAACCCATAAAACAACTCTTAACCCATCCCCATTAAGCATATCATCTTTGGTAATATTGTGGTAATTCATAGAACCTCCTTTTACAAATTATAACAGAATTGGGTAAAAATCACACTTTTCGCGGAGAAATTAACAAAAAAGAAGAAATTTTGTGTATAATATGTATTATAATATAAAACAAGAAAGAAAGGAGTTTTATATGGTAACAAAAGAGGAAATAGAATCCTATAAGATACCAGGACTAAAACGTTTAGATAAGAAACAGATAGGATTCTTTGTGGATATTCAAAATGGAAAAAGTGTAATAGAATCCTATGTAGATAACTATTGTACAAAGAAGGAAAGAGACCTACCTTTCCAAAAGTTAAATGCAGTAGCATACCAAAAGACACAGACAGAATGGTACAAACAGTATTTGAAGTTCTATGAAGAAGTGAAGCACCATGAAGCATTGGTTAATACTGGGTGGACATTGGAAATGAGTATTACAGAACGAAAGAAACTCTACGAATTGAATAAATTAGAGGTGGATAGACTAGCCAGAGCATACGATATGGAAATAGAATATTACACCAGAAAGAAACAGGAAGCAATATTAGACGGTGACGAAGACAAGATAGAAAAATACGAAAACAAAATAATTAGAGCGGCAAAATCAAAGAATATGGCAGTAGCTTCAAATACAGCGTGTGCACAAGCATTAGAGGGATTAGACAAATTAAAAGGATTACAAACATTAAATCTAAATCATACAGGAAATATCAATTTCTTCGGAGATGATATGTGGGGTGATGATGATAGCAACGAAGAGCAATAACGACACCAATATCAATCTTAAGAAAATAGTAGGAAAAGGTTACGAGGATTTCTGGAAATTCAGAGGACGTTATCGTGTTGTAAAAGGTGGACGTGGTAGCAAGAAAAGTTGTACAACGGCATTGAACCAAATATCTAGTATGATGTATTTCTACCATAAATACGGTTTGAAGCCGAATTTACTCGTTATTAGACGTTATTTCAATACACACCTTAACTCAACATTTGCTCAGCTTAAATGGGCGATAAAGCGGCTAGGTGTTCAACATTTGTGGAAGGTTTCCAAATCTCCATTACAAATAACATACATTCCATCAGGACAAGTTATTTTATTTAGAGGTATGGACGACCCAGACAGTATTACATCTATTACAGTAGACGAAGGTCATTTGTGTTGGGTATGGATAGAAGAGGCTTTCCAATGTGCAAATGAAGACGATTTCAACAAATTGGATATGTCTATCAGGGGTGATTTACCTAAGCCACTATACAAACAATTGACATTAACCTTTAACCCTTGGTCGGAAAACATTTGGATTAAGAAACGTTTCTTTGATGTTAAGGACGATAAAAACATTATGGCAATTACTAGGAATTACGACTGTAACGAGTTCCTAGGTGACGATGACCGTGCTATATTTGAAGATATGAAAATCAATAACCCACGTCGTTTCCGAATTGAAGGAATGGGTGAATGGGGTATAGCTCAGGGACTTGTCTATAATAATTGGGAACAACAAGAGTTCAACTGGCAGGAATTGGTCCAAAAGAAAGACAAATATGGAAATCTTTTATACAAAGAATATTACGGTTTGGACTTTGGGTATAGCAACGACCCGACAGGTTTTATAGCTTGTTTAGTAAACCAACGTGAAAAAACTATACACATATTTGACGAACTGTATTTATATCAGGCAACAAACAGTCAAATCAAACAATCAATAGAATACAAAAATTACCATAGATGCCTAATAACAGGTGATAGTGAAGACCCAAGAACAATAAACGAATTAAAGATACTAGGGTTACGAATGGAAGCGGCTATAAAGGGTCCAAATAGCGTAAACCACGGTATTCAAAAGATACAAGACTTCAAAATTATAGTGCATCCAAGATGTACCAATACAATCGTAGAGCTTTCTAACTATGTCTGGGATGTGGACAACAAAACAGGAAAAACACTTAACAAGCCTATTGGTGATTTCAACCACTTAATGGACGCTTTGAGATATGCATTACATAGGGTTAACAATCCAGGCTTCAGTTGGTAATAAAACACTTGTAAAACGTTTTTTTCATGCTATAATGTTGTTATGGAAGTAAACATTTATAAAAACACAAATGGTTCTATATATTATACCATAAGACAGTACAACAAAAATGGAGGAATTTAGAATGGGTGGACGTGGTTCAGGAACAGGAAGAAGTTCAGGTGGTGCGGGTGGCACTGGTGGTGTAACATTTACAAACCCATTTCCTGGTTATTACACATATCGTGATAATTCAGGAAATACAGTAGTTATTTCCCCATCAGGTAATGGATACCAAGTAATTGGGGGTAAGAATGCAGATGGACCTGAATTTGTTTCTTCTGTTTCAAAAGCAAGAAACATTGCAAAAAGGAGATTGTCTTAGGTGGGCTACCAAAACGGTTACACATTTCATAACTTGTTTCACACTCCAGAAGATATGGAATTCACGGATAAAGGGTACCCAATCGTGAAGGTACCCGAATTATCCGATATGTCATATAACATTTGCGGGTTAAACACGATAAATTCAAGCAAAATCAAACCGGAAGAATATTGTGTTCACTTTTATTTAGAAGATTATATGTTTGAAAGAGTATGGAATAGACCTACTGTATATTTAGACAAATTAAAACAATTTGCGGCAGTAATGCAACCAGACTTTTCTTTATATTCAGATATGCCATTACCTATGCAACAATGGAATCATTATAGGAAACAATGGCTAGCGGCATATTGGCAAAGTAACGGAATAAAAGTAATACCAACAATCGGATGGAGTACAGAAGAATCATTTGATTTTTGTTTTGAAGGAGTACCAAAGAATAGTGTTGTAACAACATCATATTTCGGATGTGCCCAGAACGACGAGTATTGGCAATTATTCCTTGAGGGTTATTTAAGAATGATGGAAACATTACAACCTGAGTTGATATTGTTATATGGCACAGGTAAGAACTTCAAAACATTACCTGGAAATATTTGTTTTATAGATACAAAGGCACCATTCTTATACAAAGGTCGTAAGATTAATAGGTTATTTGATTTAACACCTGACATGATAAATTTATAGATTGCTAGAGTTTTCTATATATTGGGTGTAAGAGATAAAAGGATAAAGAGAAATGGCAGACAATACACATCAAAAGAATCCACACAGACTTCCAAAGTTAAAACAGTTTGTAAGATACGGTGACCAATTAATTAACTTGTTAACGGTTACGGCGTTTAAATACTTTTATTCAGACCCGTATGACAAATGGTATTTAGGTTATTATACAAATACAGGAAGCTGGACTACATTAGATTCAAGTGTGGACCAAGATATAATTATAGAAAAGTTCAAAGCATTACAAAATGAACTTTTGAAATAGAACATTGAAAATATATGGACGCTCTATAGCATAATACATAGAAGGTTGCGGACCTATATGCGGTGCGGAAACCGCAGCGGGTCGACTGTTACGGCAAGTAAACCTAATCAACTTACTTGTGACGGTAACATAGGGATTGATTAACCCAAGAAGCCAGGTGCAAATCCTGGGTGCGTCCCATATTTTAAAAAGGAAAATAAATGGCAAAGACGTGTGCTGATTGTAAATACCATCAATGTTATTCATATTGTATTAGGAAGAAAAGTGCCTGCAATGGTTGGTGTACCAAGAAAAACATAAGGAAACAATGCCAAGGTAGCAGGTGTAAAAGTTTTGTATTAGATGATTTCTTTAGGAACTATGATTTATAAGGAATAAAAAGCCTAGTTTCCTAGGCTCCTTTGTTATTCTTCTATATCTACTATTTGTGCATCGATTTGATAAAAGTTAGTTAAATCACTTGCTCTAAAATTCATCTTATCTACTATTGCTAATGCTTCCTCTTTACTGTTAGCATCTACATATACATTACCCGACATCGTTACATCTACTTGAATACAAAATTCTTTCATTTTAATTGCCCCCTTTTTATTGTTCATAATCGTCTGCCCAGAAACCGTAAGGAATTTCTGCCACATAGCCATTTTCGTCTGAATTATAACGACTTTCAATAATGCTATAGTCTATATTCCAGTTTTCTAACTCCGCTACTGTTCTTTTAATTTCTTCTTCATAATTTGTTTTATTATCAAATCTAATGTGTTTTACTCTTTCAATGTACATTGTTGCCTCCTCTATATAAATAATTCTTTTTCTGCTATAACTTGGATTGTTTGTGTGTGTTTATCAAAATGTCCACTCCAAACAAGTTTGCCAATGTTTAATTCGTAAAATGTTTTAATTCTGAAGTCTTTATTTAATCCCCTTAACTCATCAACTCCATTACTAGCAATTACTTCTAAATCGTTTGCTTGGAAATCAATACCCATTTCTAATAAGTAAGTAACTCTTTCAACTCTTTCAATTTTACCTGTTTTCATTTTGTTTGTTCCTTTCTGTTTTATTTAACTTCCGTACCTTAATTCTAGCATAGTAAAAAACGTTTTACAAGTGTTTTTGTTACAAAAGTTAATAAATATTTTCCAAAATCATACAAATGTATGACTCAACGGAAAAATGTTATAATAAATAACAAGATAACCAATTATTTATAATAACAAGATAGGAGAATAATCTATGTTTCTATTAAATTATATGAAAGCTAGTATGTTAGACGTCAAAAGTCTAATACAAAGATTACAAGAACTCGGAGAGCCACAGAACGATTTTATTATGGCAACGCTTACGGAGTTTCAACAAAGTGAATTATACAAGGAAATGCAAAAAGCCGAGGAGTATTACAAAGGCAAGCATGATATTTTAGAGAAGAAACGTTATTGGATTGATAGAACAGGAACAAAACGTGAGGAAGATAAGTTATCAAACAATAAATTAATCCACCCATACTTTACAAAGCTGGTTAATCAAAAAGTAAACTACTTATTATCAAAGGAATTCTCATTACAGGTTGATGAAAAAGACCCACAAGCAGTTGCATTTCGTGATGCTTGTACAGAATATTTTGATAAAGGCTTTATGAGAAGGCTGAAAACAGTCGGTAGACACGCGATTATCAATGGTATTAGCTGGATTCAGGTATATTATAACGAACAAGGTAAACTCTCGTTTAAACGCATTCCAAGCCGTGAGGTAATACCTTTTTGGCATGACGCAGAACACACGGAGTTAGATGCTATCTTACGTTTTTATAGCATTATTGAATACAAAGCAAATGCTGAAAAAGAGGAAGTAATCAAAGTTGAATATTATACCACTGAAGGTGTTTGGTTCTACGAGATACGCGGTGGCAAATTAAAACTAGATGAAAATCGTGTAACAAAGGAACAACCTTTTACAGGACATTTCCAAACACAAACAGAAGACGAAGAAGGAAATCAAGTTACTGAGGACAGGGTGTGGAATAAGATACCTTTTGTTGCGTTTAAATACAACGACGAGGAAATCAGTTTACTTAACTTTGTTAAAACACTTATTGACAATTACGACCGTACGACAAGTGATACGGCAGACGTGATACAGGACGTTCCAAATGCAATTCGTGTTATTAGAGGTTACGGTGGACAAGACAAAGGTGAATTTTCACAGAACTTGGCTACATATAGAAACGTATTCGTTGATGAAAATGGTGGTGTTGACCAATTAACAAGCCAAGCGGATACAACTTGCACAGAGGCACATCTAACTCGTTTAAAAGAGGATATCTACGATGCAGGTAACGGTGTAAATGTACAGAAAGAAAACCTAGGTGACACTTCTGGAGTAGCATTAAAGATTCGTTATGCGGATTTGGATGCCGACTGTATGGCAATGGCAAGTAATTTCTCAGCAAGTATTGAGGAGTTATGTTGGTTTATACAGGTTGATATGATGAATGAATTGCCAGACGGTGAATTTGATGACATTGAATTTGATGTTATATTTAACACAGATGGCATTATTAACGAAAGTGATGTAATTAATGATTGCAAGAATTCAGTTGGAATTATTAGTGATGAAACTATACGTGCAAACCACCCTTGGGTTACTGACCTTGAGGATGAAACAGAAAGAGTGGAAGCACAAAAAGAAGCAGATATGGAACTTGAAGCAGAAATGTTTGGAACTAATAATCCTAATGGAAACACTCAACCACCAACTGGACAAGACGAATAACAGAGGTGACTTATGCCTAAAAGAAGTGAAGAATATTGGCAAAAGCGTTTTGAAGAGATTCTTGTCAGTAACGAAAAACTAGGTCTAAATTACGAAAAAGAGATGGCGGGTATCTACGAACAAACAAAACAAAACCTGCAAAAGGAATTGGAGTCGTTCTACCAACGTTATGCAAATCAAACTGGATTGGACCTTGCGGAAGTTAAAAAACAATTAAACCCGGCACAATTAAAAAGGTTCCGGGTACAACAACAGGTATATCTAGACAAAGTTAAAAAGTTAATTGAACAGGGTGCTGACCTTTCAAAATACGAGGAAACACTAAAGAAACTATCAGCAAGAGCTTATGTTACTAAATTACAGGAGTTACAAAATAACCTAAATTCGGAAATAACCCTACTAACAGGTGAACAACAAGTTAAACTGACACAAACACTTGGTGACTCTTATTTACAGGGTTATTTCAAATCAGTTTACGCCTTACAAAAGGGAATCGGATTTGGATATTCATTTACAGTTCCAAATAATCAGGACGTCAAAAAGGTATTACAAACTCCTTGGAATGGAAACAACTACTCAAAGTCTATTTGGAATAACAAAGCAAAATTAACTAATTGGTTGAATACAGATTTACCAAGGCACTTTGCGGCAGGTAATAGTGTTCAACAAATGAGTAATGATTTAGTTAATAAAGTTGAAACAAACTATAAAAATGCCGTTAGGTTGGTAAGAACTGAAGTAAATTACATTACAAACCAATCAACAATGGATGCTTACGAGGAACAGAACGTTGATAGGTATCAAATATTAGCAACATTAGACAGCAGGACAAGTGAAATTTGCCGTGATTTGGATGGTAAGATAGTTGATGTTAAGGACAGACAAGTTGCCGTGAATATGCCACCATTCCACGTTAATTGTAGAACAACCACAATTCCATACTTTGAGGACGAGGAATGGGAAGACTTGGAACGTGTGGCAAGAGACGACAAAGGAAATAATTATACAGTTCCGGCAAACATGACATACAATGAATGGAATGAAAAATATGGACAGGGTGCAAAAGTAAAACAAGGAAAAACAGTTCCTGGTCCACAAGACACCAAACCAGTAGACCAGACCAGTGTACCAGTAAAAGAACCAGAGTATAAATTTATGACACAAGAGGACATTGATAATTGGTCCGAAGAAGTTGTACCTAACCTAACAACTGAACAACATAAAGCAATATATGGTTATACAAGTAATGACTTCTATAACATCAACGCCCATTTAAGAGGTAGACTGTCATATCAAGACCCAGACATTATTGAAAGTGTTAAACAAATACAATCTGCTATGAGTGAATTACCACAGGATTCAAAACTTTATAGGATTATGGGTAAATGGGATTTCTTAAATGCGTTTAAGGACGACGATATATTTGCGTTGCGTACTGTTGGTGATATGGATTTATGGAAGTCCAAATTATTAGGAAAAACGTTTACTGATAAGGCATTCCAGTCAGTAAGCTGGGCGGGTGAGTCTAAATACATTCAAAACAGGGTTGGTGAGGATTCTGTATTATTTAGAATTCGTGCGGCAAAAGGAACAAAGGCATTACCTGTAGAAAAATTTGCGTTAGTTGCGGAAGAGAAGGAAGTAATATTAAATGCCGGCAATAGATTTATTATTACCGACATTAAAACGAAAGCAACACCTAGAGGAAACCAAGTTATTCTTGATTTGCTATTGAACGAGGGATTATAACTTCTTGCATGAATTTATCCTGTTCTTGTGGACTCATTTTCTCAAATTCAGCACGTTCCTGCTTTGTCATTAAATCACCTGTCTCTATGGCATCTGTATAATTCATTCTATCAATCATAGTTGACTTTTCTTTTGTCATAATTATTCCTCCTATTTTAAAAAGTTAAGAACGTCATCTAATGTTTTGCCGGTATCAGTAAATTTATCCGACGGAGTAAAACCGGAATAAGCAGTTGATGATGTTATAGAAAACGCATACCAATCACTTTTGAATACGACATAATCTGTAATTCCGTCTCTTACGAGTTGGTACACTTGTCCTGGTTTGAATTCCATATTGGCTCCTTTCATTTAATATATAGAAAATTGGACTGTTTTGTAACATTATAACATATTTAAAAAACGTTTTACAAGTGTTTATGTAATAAAACTTTACACAATACTCAAAAGAAAAGCCACCCGGAAGAGAGAATGGGTGGCGTGGGAGTTTGTCCGCTTTATATGAGAATTTATTTTCTTCTTACACTTAATATATAGAAAAATGTTTAAAAAGATAAAAAGACCCGTTAAGTAAAACGGGTCGAAAATCCAACTATCACAATTCAATATTATTTTTTTATTATAACAAAAATATAGAAATATTTGTTAGTATATAAAGGATAAAGCTCTCTCTTCTTATTTATCTCTAGTGGCTCTTACGACCAGAGCCTTTTATTTTCTTGTTACACTTGTTAAGGTAGTCCAATGATATTACAACGACCTTGCTATAACAGTCGGAGCTTGTACACTCTTTCAAGTACAAATCAACATCTTCACGTCCGAAGCCACATTGTTTCATGGCTTTTGTTACATAACCCATAATATTAAATACATTGCCATCAATACCAACTAAACTATACATTATAATCTTCCTTTCCAAATTGCCAAGAGTTGTAATACTAGGTCCATTAATTTGTACCTTTCTTCTTCCGTGTAAGTCTGTTCGTCCATAACGTGCTCTGATAGTGTTTTTAAAATACCTTTTAATTCTTCATCTCTCTTGTTTAATGTGTTGTACACACAATTACCCCCTTAATATTAATATACCACAAGTATAAGACATTTAAACACATTATACAAGTAAAAAACGTTTTTTTATTTCACGTGGAAAATGTTTTTAAGACAATTTCGGAAAAATACTTTATAATAATAAACAAGAGGAAAACAATTTTAATATTAAACTAACGATTCACAATCGTTAAAGAAAAGGAGTAAATGATGGACAAACAAAAATTACAGGAAATGGGTCTAACGGAAGAACAAATTAAAAATGTTCTAGACGCATTGAAGAAAGGTTACGTTGACAAAGCAACTTTGGAACAAAAGACAGCAGAAATCAAAAACCTTACTGAACAAGTAAAAGAACGTGACACACAAATTGAAAGCCTAAAGAAATTCGAAGGTGACAATTCAGAGTTACAAGCAAAAATTAAAGAAATGGAAACAACTAACAAAACAAAAGCTGACGAGTACACTCAAACACTTTTACAAGAACGCAAGAAAAGTGCCGTTCGTTTTGCTTTGTTAGAAGACGAAGGTGGAAAACCTTTTGACGTTGCAATGGTGGCAGGTATGTTTAATTTAGATAACATCAATTTAAACGAGGATGGCAGTATTGCTAACGGTTTTAAAGAACAGAACGAAACATTACGCAAGGACAAAGCATTCTTGTTTAATACAGTTCAACAAGGACAACAAAATCCAGGAACAAAACGTGTTGGTAATACTCCAGCCGATGGACAAAAGAATCCACCGCCAGCAGACACACCGGAAAACTTCGGCGCTAAGTTGGCACAAAATAAGTTACAAATGATGGGTATCAAACCTAAGACAGAACAATAGGAGGAAACTAAATCATGTCAATCAAGATGAAAACAGTAGACTATGCAAGTGCAAAACAAATTCTTGCAATGCCTGACCACTATGTGGCTATCGCTAAGAAACTTGAAAAAGATTCAGCATTAGCAGTTACTGAAGAAGGCAGAAAAATTGTTAAGGCTGGAACTATTTACCCAGCAAACAATGCAACAGCAGAAGGCGTTATCCTTAACGATTATGATGTTACTGATGGCGACCAAATGGCAGCAGTTGTAATTCACGGTTTTGTATTAAAAGCAAAATTACCTGCAGCACCTGCAGAAGCAGTAGATTTGCCATTAATTAAATTTATTTAGTCAAGTAAAGGATAGGAGAAAACAAAAATGCCAAAAAGTATTTACGAAATTTTTGATTCAAAAGCAATTGCGGCATATTGGACAAATGTTAACGCTAATATGGACGATGCTTACATTGGGTCACAGTTCTTCCCAATCGCAAAACAAACAGGTTTAGACCTAGCTTGGATTAAAGGTAAGAACAATTTACCAATCGCACTTCAACCAAGTGCATTCGACGCTAAAGCTACTCTACGTGATAGAATTGGCGTATCTGAACTTTCAACTGAAATGCCATTCTTCCGTGAAGCAATGCGTATTGGTGAAAAAGACAGACAAAACATCGAAACTTTATTAGCAAAAGGTGAACAATTTGCAGAACCTACAATTGCTAGAATTTTTGATGACATCAACAACCTTGTTGAAGGTGGACGTGTTCAAGCAGAAAGAATGCGTATGCAATTATTAGCAGATGGTAAAATTTCAATTCTTGCTACTGCTGAAACAGGTCGTGACGTTGCTTATAATTACGAATACGACGCAGATGGCAAATTTGCTACTGAAAACACACTTACTTTAGCAGGTGACGACAAATGGACTGCTTACGCTACTTCTACACCAATCACTGATTTAGAAGAAGCTAAAGCATATATGGCTGAAAAATTCGGCGTAGTTGTTACAAGAGTTCTTTTAAACTCAAAAACATTAAAAGACTTGTTAGCTTCAGAATCAATCATTAAAGCAATGAACCCTGTTGGTCACGCTAATGCTTATGCTTCAAGACGTGACAGACAAGCATTCGTTGAAGCTGAAACAGGTTTAACTTTTGTTGTTTATGACAAAATGTTCAAAAACGAACAAGGTCAAGACGTTAAATTCTTCCCAGACGGCGTTGCTACATTACTTCCAGCATACGCACTTGGAAACACTTGGTACGGTACAACTCCAGAAGAGTTCGACCTAATGTCAGGTGGCACAGAGGCTTCTGTTTCAGTTGTTGATACAGGTATTGCTATCACAACTCTTAAAGAAGCACACCCTGTTAACGTTCAAACAGTAGTTTCAGAAATCGTTCTTCCATCATTTGAAAGAATGGCTGACATCTACATTATTAAAGTATAACAGCACTTCTATAGCGGAGGAGGGATTCATTTCCCTCCTTTTGTTAAATTAAAAAGAAAAGGAGAAAAACATGACACAATTTATCGTTAAGAGCAGAGTAAAATACAATGGTAAAATGTACGCACCAGGTTGCGTTGTTGAAGTAGACGAAAAAGACGTTGCTGAATTCAAAGCACACGGTTGGGAAATCGTTGGTGACGAACAAGAAGGCAATGACGGTGGACAAGAAAAAGACCTTAACAAATTAACCGTCGCACAATTAACAGCATTATGCGAAGAAAAAGGAATTGAAATCCCAGAAAAAGCTAAGAAAGCTGATTTAATTGCTTTATTACAAGCATAGTTATAAAAGGAGTCGGGAAATTGGAAATTTTACAGTTAATAGAAAATAAGTTAAATATATTTGGTATTGAGTTTAATAAAGATTTGGTACAAATGCAGTTAGACGAAGTAGACCAATCTATTAAAAACTATTGTCATATTGATTGTATTCCAAATGAGCTAATGTATGTTCGTGTTAATTTATTAGTGGATTACATTAAATATATAGAATCTAATAAACCTAGTGCAGATGGACAAGTCCAAACTTCAACAAAAGTTGGACCATTAACATCTATTAAATCAGGTGATGTTCAGTACAACTTTGCTGATTCTGGAAATAAATCACAAATACATAATGCACACATGGTAGATTTGGATTCAATTATTCATAATTACCACTATCAATTAAATGCGTTTAGGAGGCTTCCATGATTAAGTATGGCAACCTAAGCAATTTATTAGTTGGTTTGATGTATAAAGATAGATTTACACTAAACAAACAAGAAACAGTTATAAATTCCGACGGGAGTAAAAGTTCGAAGCTTCTTGACTCCTTTCTTCAGAACGAACCCTGCCTAGTTGTTGAAACTACAAAGGACTCCTCAAGGGACGGTAATAAGGATGTCACTCGTCAACAAACAACAGTAACCGTGCATTGCGCTAGTGACTATGACATCTCCAAGGGTGACATCCTAATATTATCGATTATGGATGACAATGGTAATGTAAGGAAAACAATCAAAGGGTCTGCGGGACAACCTTGTTTCTATCCAGACCATTTGCAGATAGATTTATACGAATGGAAGGTGAGTTAAATGTCAGGAATGGATTACTCACAATTCGAACAACTTGCGAATAGCGTTAAAGAGTTGGCAAAAGATTATGATAAATTTTTAGACGATTTTCTAATGCAAGAAGGAAATCGTTGTTTAGCAAATACAAAAAGAAGAACTCCAGTTGATTTAGGAACTTTGCGTAATAGATGGAAATTATCTGGTCCGTTTAAATCAGGACGCAATAGGTACGTGGTTATTCACAATAATCTTAATTATGCTTCTTTCGTTGAAGAAGGTCATATGCAACGTGAACGATTCTTACCAATTAAATATTTTGAACAAAGTCCGGGTGGTAGTGAAATTGTATCATACCTAAGACAAAAATATGGCAGTGATATCAAGGGTGTTAAATTAAAGAACAAGTGGATACCAGGAGTTCATATGGCAAGAGTTGCTTTGACACAAACACAAAATAAATTAGACGCAAGATTTGAAAAAGCGTTCGTTGATTTTTGTAAGGCAAGAGGACTTGGATAATGGCAGAAGTTTTTCAGATAACAGTAAATGAAATATTAAGTGGAATAAGTAGGGCAATCTATGATGTATATGGCTCTACTTTATCTATATACAAGGAAAAGCAAGAGCGTATAGAGTTGCCGGGTGTTTGTATTTACTGCATAAATTATGAACAGGTTATGGGTCGTAACGACAGATTTACCAATACTTTCAATGTTATAATAAATTATTTCCCTGAGGATAACGATATAATAAATAATAAGAGACCAGAAATGTTCTCACAGGCACAGAAGATAATGGATGCTATACAATACATAAATCTTCCAGCCTATACACACAAAGAAGGAAACCTTGTTGAAACCACATTACCAAATAGAGCACAAGATTTGAGTGTGGAGGAACAAGAAGACCATATGCAAATAAGTTGTAAATACGTGGTTAGAACACGTAAACACACAGAAGCAACAAAGATGCAGCAATTAGATTTAGACGTAACAAATAAGTAATCAGGAGGACAAAAAATGGCAGGTGGAACTTTTCAAAGTCAAAACAAAGTAAGGGCTGGTGCTTATATCAATTTTGAATCAGTACCAAAACCTATGACAAAAGTTGGCACAAGAGGAGTAGGTACTTTACCAGTTCCTTTATCTTGGGGACCACAGTTAATTGAACTTTATAGCACAGACCTAACAGATGGTTCAGCATTAGCAAAAATCGGCTTAGACGTAACAGAGGATGAAGCATTAATTTTTAGAAAACATCTTTCACATTGTTACAAATCTTATATCTACAGATTGGATGCTAACGGAAAACAAGCTGAAGCAACAGTAGGTACAAAGAAATTCACTGCAAAATATGCAGGAACATTTGGTAATAAAATTCAAATCGTAGTTCTTCAAAACTTATATGCTTTCACTGGTACTACATCAGGAAACTTCTACACAAACGAACCATTGCAAGTTGGAACAGTTTGTTATAAGGAAGAAACTTTAGATACTGTATTAGGTCTTGTAAAAGCAGTTGCTGAAGGCAAAGTTACTATTGGTGACGGACAAGAGGAAACATTAAGTGCAACAACAAGTGAAGCAATTACTTATACAGTTCAAACACTTGTTGACGGTGTAAGAAAAGATACACAAACTGTTAAAAACGGTGGTGAACTTGTTGATAACAACTTTGTTGAATTTGGCGCTGGTGATGAATTACAAGTTACAGCAGGAACAGCACTAACAGGTGGTGAGGATGGTGTTGTTGAGGATACAGCATATACTGCTTACTTGGCAGAAATGGGTAACAGAAAATTTGATACAATGGGCTTACCTTACGCTACTTCAAAAGGTGTATTGGATGCAGCAAAATTATTCATTACTCAACAAAACGAACAATATGGTAGAAAATGTAAATTAGTTGTATTAAATTCAACTACTGATAGTGATTATGTAATTAACACAATTAACGGTTACATTACAACTGAAGAAACAGTTTCACCAGAAATCTTTGTTGCAGAAGTAACTGGTATGGATGCAGGTGCAGCAATTAACCAATCATTAACTTATACAGTGGTTGCAGACCCAGAAGTAGCAGTTGACATCGTTAACAAAGTTGCAGATAAAGATATTGAAAAGGCATTAAATGCAGGTAAATTTATTCTTTCTAAACGTGATGACGGTGCTATTGTTGTTGAGAAAGATATTAACTCACTACACACATTCACACCAAAGAAAAATTATGCTTTTTCTAAAAACAGAGTTAAACGTACTTTGGACGAAATTGCTAATACTTGCAAATTAACTTGGGAAACCACTTATGTTGGAAAAGTTGATAACAACGAATCTGGCAGAGGTTTATTCAAGGCTGATATTGTTAACTACTTGAACACATTACAAAACACTTACAATGCAATTCAAAACTTTGATAGCAAAGCAGACATTGAAATTATTAAAGGTGATGACATTGATGCGGTAGTTTGTAATTTAGCAATTCAACCAGTTGACTCAATGGAAAAATTATACATGACCGTTAAGGTAAATGGTTAATATAGGAGGAAACACAAATGATTCTTAACGCAGGAGATACTATTAGCGGTCAAGAAGGAAAGGCGACTGCTAAAATCAACGGTGAAATCAGAGATATGTTTTACATCAAATCTTTGGAAGCAACTGTTGAAAAGAACAAACAAGAAGTAAGAACACTAGGCAAACGCGGTGTACAACACAAAACAACAGGTTGGTCTGGTACAGGTTCTATGTCAATCTACTATGTAACAAGTGATTTCATTCGTATGGCAAAAGAATACATCAAAAATGGTGTTGATACTTATTTCACAGTTACAGTAGAAAACAATGACCCAACATCAACAATCGGAAAACAAGTTACAACATTATTTGACGTGAATGTTGACTCAATTCCGGTTGCTAAACTTGATGTTGAAGACGCAGTATTGGAAGCAGATTTAGACTTTACATTTGATGACTTAGATGTATTGGAAGAATTCAGTGACCCTACTGCTTAATATATAAGCCAATAGAAGTAAAGGAGAAAAACAATGGCAAAAGATTTAGTGAGTTTCTTACAAAAGAATCCAATTGATGCAATGGAACAGGAAGTTTCAATTCCTGGTAGACTTGCAGAATTCAAATTCAAAATCAAACCTATGACAAGTAAAGAATTCTATAAGTACCAACAAATTGCTACATCTGTAATTCAAGGCAAGAACAAAGACGTAAAATTCAATTCTGGTAGATTTAACGAATTGGTTATTATTAACCACGTTACATACCCAAACTTCAAGGATGCAACATTGTTAAGTGGTGCGGGTGTTAACACACCAGAAGAGTATTTAAACAAGTTTTTCCTTGCAGGTGAGTTGGCTAACTTAACTGAAGAAATCAGTGTTATTTCAGGTTTCCAGCAAACTGACACAGAATTGGAGGATGAGGTAAAAAACTCCTAACCAGCAAAGATAGGGACAGTTGGTATGCCTATTATTGCTGGAGTAAACATCACAGATTTCCAAGCGAGTATTTGGCTCTAAGCCGTGAAGAACAAGCAGTGGTAAGAGTATTTATAGACGAATACTGCAAGGAAGAAAAAAGACAGAACAGTAAATTAGGTAAAAAAGGCAGTAAAAGGAGGAAATAGAAATGGCGGTTGTTAACAATTCACTGAACTTAAATGACCGTATGACCCCCGTACTGCGTTCTATAATACGCGCACTTGATTCCACACTAGAAGCAATGGCTAGTGTGGATAGAGTTGCACAAAGGGAATTTCAAGCTGCCGCAAGGGCAACAGGACAAGCAAGACAGGCAGTTGAACAATTTCGTACAAGTGTTAATGGTACGGGTAGTGACAGTCAAAGAAGTTTTAACACCGTGGCAAGTGGTGCAACAACAGCACAAAATGCCGTTAGAGGTCTTGTTGACCAGGTTAAAATGTTAGCTGGTGCCTATTTAGGTATTCAGGGTGTTCAAAAACTTGTTGGTGGTGCAGATACATTTATTGGTAATACTGCAAGACTTGGTTTAATGGTTAAAGAGGGGGAAAAAGTAGAAGACCTGCAAAAGAAAATCTACGAGGCTTCACAACGTTCCACCACAAACTATAACGATATGACTGCGGCTGTAACTAAATTAGGTATCACGGCAAAACACTCATTCAGTGGTAACGATGAGATTATTGCCTTCACAGAGGCGTTGAATAAACAGTTTGCCATAGCAGGGACAGGTGCACAAGAACAAAGTGCAGCAATGTATCAGTTAACCCAAGCAATGGCATCAGGTAGATTACAAGGTGATGAATTCCGTTCAATTATGGAAAACGCGCCAATGTTGGCACAAACAATTGCCGACCATATGGGATTAACATTTGGTCAGTTACGTGAAGCTTCCTCAGAAGGAAAAATTACTGCCGGTATAATTAAACAGGCATTATTGAGTACCGCAGTTGAAGCGGGTGAAAAATTTAATAATATGCCAATGTCATTTGGTCAATTATGGGTACAAATAATCAACAGGGTTAATAGAGGACTTGAACCACTATACATGAAACTCCGTGAAATGTGGAACAACCCTGATATGCAGATATTCCTAACACAAATGGCAAATGGATTTGTGGCACTTATTAATTTAGGTATGAGTGCATTTAATGTCCTAGCAGGTATAGCAGGAGTTCTGTATAGGAATTGGTCTTTCATAGAACCAATATTATTTGCCATTGGCGCTATTGTGTTATATACTGTAATTCCTGCGTTATGGGCAATGGTTCCACCTTTACTAGCGGCGGCAGGTGCTTGGTTGGCACTTAATTGGCCGATATTGTTAATAGGTGTAATAATTGCTTCACTCATTGGTATATTAAACGCATTTGGTATTAAAACATCACAAATAATTGGGTTCATTGTCGGAGTGATAATGACTTTTGTTTCATTCCTTTGGAATATTATTTACGGTGTTCTTTCAGCAATTCTTTCATATTTAGATTTCTTTGGCAATATAATTATGGGAGTGGTTGAATGGATTTATAATGCTTTCAATGGTGGGTTTACTAGCATAGGTGGTGCGGCGGCAAACCTAATTGGTCAAATGATTTCTTGGTTCTTACAACTTGGAAAAGTTGTTACAACTATTATAGACGCTATATTTGGAACTAAATGGACTGACGGTTTAACAAATTTACAAGATAAGGTTACAAGTTGGGGTAAGAAAAAAGATGCAGCAACTTTTGATAAGAACCTTGCGGCAAACAAGGCTGAGGAATTGGGTGTTAAACGTGCCGGTTATAAGGACACATTCAAAACCACTTCTGGATGGGCTGAAGGAAAAGTAAATGATGTAAAAGACATATTCAAAGTAGGTGACAGAACCTATAATACTATGGGTGGAATGGACCCATCTGCAATGGCAGAAATTGCGGGTAATACTGGCGCTACTGCTGGTAATACTAAAAAGTTGACTGAGGGTATTAACTTAAACGATGAAGACATTGAATTATTAAAGGAAACAGCACGTATTTCATTCGTAAATAGATTCACTACAATGACACCACAAATTACAGCCTCATTCGGTGATGTACACGAAACAGCAGATACCAAAGCTATTATGGGTGTAATTGAAAAATCAGTTATAGATGCATTACAAAGTAGCTTGGAATAGGAGGAACAATGGCAGTTAAATTTTTCTTTAAACCTGTAACACAGAATGTAGGTTTAAGTATTGCCAAAATGGCTCTTAAACAATATATGGGTCTGGGTGGTGTTAAAAGTGATGCAATCGCGTTTGCTAAACAATACTTCAAAGGTAACTTAACTTTACCAGTTAACCCACAAACTTTAGAAATCACAACACAGAGTGACAATAAAAAGGTGAATGTTGTTAAATCAGGACAGATAGTAATTCCAAAAGGAGTTAATCTTTCAACATTAACTATTGAAAGTTTCTTTCCATCAACAAATACATTACTGAACAGATTAACGGGTGGTTATGTTCCTAGTTATATTATCACAAGTCTAGGTTCAATGTTTAATTCATTTACATCACAAAAGTATTATGAATATTTTGAAACATTACAACAAACACAAATTCCAGTAAGATTGGTTATTAGTGAATGTGGTGTGGATATGGATGTATTAGTTGAATCCATTAAAAAACGTTATGAATCACAGGACGAGGACATCCATTACACATTGAACCTAATAGAATATAGGAAAACTTCAACAAGAAAATTAGAATCAAAGGTATCAAACGTCGTAACGACTGTAAAAGCCGTGGTTGCTACTCAACCTGCAAGGGCAAAAAGTGGGCTTGCCATTGGCGATAAAGTATTAGTTGACGGACCTTACTTCTACGACAGTTTTGGTGCTAAACCTTCAAACACATTCAAAAACTTTACGGGTAAAATAAGTCACATAGCATCAAATCCAAATGCCACACATAAATATCACATAACAACATTAGATGGTGGTTGGAGAGGTTGGGTTAAATCCGAGCACATAAAAGGAGTTGAATAAAATGAGTGTAGATATAGAAATATTCGCTTATAAAAGGTCAACTTCAGAACAATGGGACATTGGTGATATTTGCGAACAAATCAAAATTGACTGGCAGTTAGAAGGAAATGCAGGTGCTATGACTATTAACTGCATTAAAGATAGTGAAGTTGATTTGGTTGAGGGTGATGTTGTTTCGTTAAGGGTTAACGGAACGAATTTCTTTTATGGATGGATATTCAAAAAGGAAATGAATGCGTACGATTCAGTCAGTTATAAGGTTTATGATATCAAACGCTATTTAGCATATAAGGACGTTGATGTTACCGGAAACGAAACTATAAATGAATTCTTTGAACGAGTTTGTAAAATGGCTAATATTAGTTACAAAGTAGTTCATACGAGTGATTATATAATACCTTCAAAAATACACGACGGTGAAACCTATAATAATATGTTACAATACGCAATTGATACAACTCTTATCGGAACAGGGTTGAGATTTTGTGTAAGGGCGAATGGAAAAGTATTGGAGTTGGTTGAGTGTTCACAACAGCAGACAGACATTGTCCTTGGTGACCAAAGTTTGTTAACGGACTTCCAATATTCAAGTGATATTGAAAACACTTACACAGCATTTAAGGTTCAACGTGAAGTTGCAAGTGAATCACAAAAAGGCAAGAAGAAAAAAGAGGAAGGTATGTCCGAGGCTCAAAAAGTATTGCTAAGAAAAACACTTGTTGCACAGAACGAAGAAAATGTTAAAAAATGGGGTGTGTTACAGTATTACGAAAAGAAAGATTCTAAATGGACTGATGTACAACTTAATCAACATTTACAATTATTACAAAATGCTTATGGCAGACAAACAAGAAGTCTAAAATTGGAATGTCTTGGTGAACTTACTTGTATTCCAGGTAATATGGTAACGGTTCTTATTAGTGATTTAGAAACTGAAAAAGTTGCACAGGGGACACCTTGTTTAATAACAAGTGCCACACATACATTGACACACAATGACCACACAATGAGTTTAGAAGTAGAGGTGAATTAGAGATGTTAGGAAAAGTTATTTTAGATGCGGCGAAGATACATAGTCAAATTCCAGATAGTCAGTTCAGTGATGTAATTTCTGGAACTGTAAAAACTGTCGAACCATTAACAATAAAAATTAATGAAAAATTAACATTGACGGAAAAGAATTTGATTTTGAGTGCATTTGTTCAAGAAACTTGGATTAATGTACCTACTACACCAAACCCGCTCGAGCCGGCAGATGGAAAATACCAACATAGACATTACATTGATGCCGAAACAGAATTGGCAAATGATGGACAGGGTGCCGACCACAAACACGCTATAAAAATTTATACAGAATTTGCACACCCGAAAATTCTTTTGTGGCGTGGTTTAGAAGTTGGTGATGTTGTTTATTTATTAAGGGTTGCCAAAGGTCAGTCCTATTTTGTTATACAAAGACAAGAAGGTATTACAAACGAAAAGGAGTAACGAATGATTCCAGAATTGAATACTGATGTAGAAACACAAAACATTGAATATGAAATTGCCGCGACAAAGACATACAAGTTAGACCTATTAAATAAACGAATTATGGGTATGACAGACGGTTTGGAAGCTTACAAAATAGCGGCAGAAAAAGCGTTAAAGACAAAACGTTATGCACATATCATTTATGATGGTAATTACGGTTCTGACTTACAAGATTATATTGGTCAGGATTTTGATTTTGTAAAAACGGCAATTCAACGTGAAATCCATGAAACATTAAGTCAGGATGATAGATTTCAATCAATTCAAGATTTTATAATACAACAGACAGGACTGGACCATTGTATAATTAGATTTAATATAATATCCACTGAAGGAACTTTTTCAACGGAGTTAGAGGTATAAGATGACAAAGATAACTGAATATTTAGAAGTATATACGAAGCAATATTTATTAGATTTAGCATTATCGGAAGTACCCGACGACATAGATAAAAGGCAAGGTGCTATTATTTATGATACATTGGCAATTGTTTCAGCAAAGTTTGCCGATGTATTTATGGAAGTTAAAAAACTTGTTGAACAAAGTTATATCCTAACAGCAACTGACGATGATTGTATTGACTATCGTGTTGCGGAACGTGGTATAACTCGGTATCAAGCAACAAAGGCACAAAGGCTTGGAACTTTTACATATAACGACGGTACACCAGCAACGGTACCTGTTGGTTCACTATTTAGTACAATAGATGAAAATAAACAAAACGTTATAAATTTCAAAGTTAAAAATCAATATATTGTTGATGGTATTACAGTACCTGGAAATTATGTTTTAGAATGTGAAACTGCCGGAACAATAGGAAACACATATTATGGTGAAATCCTACCGTTATCGGATGTGGACACTTTGGGTTCGGCTACAATATCAACCGTTTTAACACCAGCGAGGGACAGAGAGGAAAATGATAGTGTTAAACAACGTTATTTTGACACATTCAACATTGAAGCTTTTGGTGGTAATTTAGCAGATTACAGACAATACATGACAAAATTTGATGGGGTTGGACAGGCACAAATATACCCAAGAACAGAAATTGAAGATACAATTATTATTTCTTGTGTAGACCCTAGCAACCAACCAATTTCAACACAATATCAAAACACAATTAAACAAATATTAGACCCGGAAAACTACTATAAAAATGGTAATGATACATCAGGAATGGGTTTGGGTGAAGTTCCTATTGGTCACAAAGTAACAATCACGGCACCAAAACAAACTGTAATTGATGTAGATTTAACGATAATTAAGGGTAACACGACATATTTAGAAACAGTTAAGCAAAACATTGTAGAGAACTTAACTGCTTATATCAAACAAATTCAAGACGCTTGGGACGATGGTGACGGACAATATGAGACTATTGTTTATTATAACCAAATCCTAACAGCCGCAAACAATGCACAAGGAGTTACAAACGTTGACTCTTGTATCGTTAATGGTGGCACAGAAAACATAACATTAACACAAAACAAAACAGAACAATTCATTCCAGTATTGGGAACAGTTACAATAGGTGAGGCATAATGAGTTTAGAACATTTAGTTCCATTAGAAAACTATGTACCAACAATATATAAAGGCGTTAAGGAAATTGAAGCCTTAATTAAGAGTGAGAACTATTTGTTTGATATACTTGTAAGCATTGTTGATAAAGAATACGCAAGAATGTTCATACAAACCTGTGACCTAGAGGGTGTTGAGAAATTTGAACGTATTTTAGAAATCACGGCAGACCCTACAATAGAGTCATTAGAGTTTCGTAAGGAACGTCTATTAACTCGTTGCAACTCAACATTACCTTACACCACTATTTGGTTGAAGGTTTACTTGAACGCAGTTTTGGGTGAAAACAATTACGAATTGAACATTGATTATAAAGATAATATTATTAGGTTATATGGGTATCTACTAGATTACAGTTGGTCAAGAGAAGCAAATAGTATGATTGCCCAGACCAAGCCTTGTAATATGATTTTTATAAACATACCTACATTAATAGAAAATGTTGGGTTATTACATTGGTATGATAACAAAACCTGGAATGATTCGATTTGGAACGATACCAATACTTGGTACGATTATTGTTTCCTTAATTCTTCTGACGTTCATAATTACGACAAACAATCTGAATCAAGTGACGCCTTTCAAGTTTTATTAAACAATTTAAAAACAGTTAGATTGAATAACTCGTATGAATTACAAGTCGATACAACAATCAATAATGATATAATATATATAGAATTTACAGTACCAGAGGAAATTAAGTTATTAGAATACGTTGAAATTTTAAACGAACGAAAAGAACCTCTTGTGTTCACTGAATGTTATATAGACACTCCTTCGGGAACAAATATAGTAATCAGATTATCATGTTATAAAGGAAAGGACTTGTAAGAAATGGTTGAGCAATTAAGCACATTCGAAATTTGTATGTTATTAATAGCCGTTCTTGAAGGTGGTATTTTCATTGGCGGGTTGGCTGTTAGTATCAAATTCATTACATCAAGACTTGATAGATTAGAAAGAAATCAAGAAAAGAACTTAAAAGAATATAAAGAACAAAACGAAAAGAATTTGGGTTTGTTGAGAGACGACATGAAACGCTATAATAAAGCTATGGAAAGGCTTGCGGCTGTTGAACAAGATATGGCAACTGCCAAAAAAGAAATTGAAACTCTACACAAACTTTATAATTCGGCAATTGATAAGATGACAAGTTGTCCTCATTATAATAACAAGAGTTGCCTATAAACAATTAAACTATTAAATAAAATAGGAGTAAGTAATGAAAGAAATTCAGATTTTAAATAACGGGGATGCGTTATACGATATAAGACGTAAAATCAATGAAAATTTTGAATTAGTACACGAAAAAGCAACCACAGAACCGTTGGTTAGCTTTGGTGTTAATGAAGGTAACGAAACAGATGGAGTTGCCGATTTATTAGACATTGACGGTGACACCCTAAATTTCAAAGTTGGTGGTGAATATCCTAATTTAGTAATGACATCAGGTGATGGTGTTACAACAAAGATTGAAAATGTTAACCCATTATATTTACAAAATTTAACAGACGGTGAATATAAAGTAGTAGTAGATGGTTCTAACTCAAACATTACAGACGCCGAATTTTATTCACAACTGCTTGAACCAGAAAATCCAAATGAAGGTGATGTTTGGTTTAACGGTGAGGCAGCGTTTTCCTATACTTTCGAGGGTTACACTATAACAGCCCAGACACGACAATTTTTACATGCCTCTTGTTTGGCTAGCATAGATGATTTGTGTGTGGTTGCTGGTTCGGGTGACACGATATTAGGAAGTAGGGATGGTGGTGTAAATTGGACATCCGTTAAGTTACCAACAACTAATACTAATTTGGGGGTTATTGGTGCCGAAGTATATAATGACCGTATTTATTTGGTTGCTAGTGATGGGTCCACTTATTATATTGATTATAATTTACAGGCACAAAAAGCTACTGCTATATATACTCCACATAACTTAACAAGGTTTAGAAAAGTCAACGATTATTACATTGTGACTTCCTCAAATGGAAATATCATGTTGACACAAAATATGGTTGATTTTCAGAACGTAGAGGTTACAACAGGTAGCTTATTTGATGTTGTATATACTGACGACACTTATTTTGCATTAGGTTCCAATGTCGTGTTTAAATCATACGATTTGTTAAATTGGGACACTATGGTAGCTGTAAACGCAGCAAACTGTATTGGAGTATATGATGACACGCATATTCTTGTGGGTGGCAAGACAGGTATGGCTTATAAAATAAACACTAAATCAGTGGCAGCTATAGAAACAGTGCAGGTGCATGCAAATGCTACAATCAATGACATAGCAGTTTTGGGTGATGGAAGTGTTCTAGTAGTCGGAAATAATAGCCTTTGTGCCATTTCAAATGACTTCAAGACATTCCGCACAGCATTTGAATATACAGGTATTTTAAATAGAATCTATGATAAGTTCATTGTGGGTGGCAACGGTGCTATTTTAAATCTGAACAAACAAGAACAATGGGTTAAATACGAATACATTCCAATTGGTGAACTAACAATTTCAGGTGGTGAAGTAACTTACTTTACAACATATCCATATAATACAAATGGATTATTCGAAGCAACTTCAAGTACATTCGGTCTATTAAGAACAGCCGCTGAACCAGATGAATTGAACTGCCATTGTTCAGACGCAGTAATTACTCCAGCTAACTTATACAATCTAAGTAATTACAGGGCAATGAATACTTCATACGAAGTTGACCAAAAGGTTGGTTGTCCATACCACCATAACTTGCAATTAAATTGTATTCAATCTGGTACAACTTCAAATGAAGGTTTAAATACAAAAGGATTACTAGAGTCAGGAACAACAATTGAAGACGGAACTGTTATATGGGAAGTTCAAGAACTTGGTACTGGCGGTGGTAATTCAGCAAATAAAGACTTGTCCAACTTAACAGAAGAAGGACAAGCAAAATTTGACAAAAAAGTAGACGTTGATGATATGGTTGAAATAACTCCTAGCTTAGTCATAGGGGGACAAATCACCAACTGCTTACTAGAAGTACCACAAAATATCAAGCTTGAATTAAATGATGGTACTCTTACTCTCAAAGCTGGTTCTAAGGTTATTGTACCGAATGGTGCTGGGGTGTTTGATGTTGTAACAGTTGCTAATGATACTGTCGTTGGGCAAGCTGGTACTGTGTCTGGTGCTTTTGTATTTTATAGAAGTGATAATGGTACTTGCTATTCAACGACTGCAAATGTTTTATCTTCTGGTACAACAGCTCCGAGTAACCCAGTTATAACAACAACTTGGTATGACACCACAAACAATGTAATTAAGGTGTATAACGGTAGCCAATGGATAAGTAATGTTGCTTTTCCTTTGTGTCGTTTTTCAAATAGTAATAGTCTTGTTACTTCCATCGACCAAGTATTTAACGGCTTTGGCTATGTTGGCTCAACTGTATTTGTTTTACCAGGTGTTAAAGGCTTGATACCGAATGGTAGAAATAAAGATGGAACGCTGAATAACATAGAGTTTACTACAAACAAAGTCGCTACATTTACCTATACCTTTGGGATTGATATTGTAAATGACGATATTTTTTTAAGTGAAAATGGAAATATTGGAAGATTACAAAAGGAGTATACTTTTGACGTTAACACGATTAACGACTTGTCTTCTAATACTGGGAATAACCAATATCGTGTTGCATATGTAATAGAAGATAATCTTCATTATATAACAAGTAATGCAGGAGTTAGTTGGGAACAACTAAAAAAAGTTGATATTGCAACTTGCAATACATCGCTTAATAAAATAACATCTTTGCAACCAAAACAACCATTCAGGGCTGTTGATTATAGCGATTTACAAAGTGGAACAAGTTTTAAAACTGTTGTTGAAACATACAAAAACGGCACATCTTGGTATCGTGTTTGGTCTGATGGTTGGAAAGAGCAAGGTGGACTTGTTACGAATGTAGGTTCAGTTACAGTTACGTTCTTAAAACCTTTCACAGATACAAATTATTATATTAACTGTAACTCACCTTTGGAAGCTGCATATTCATTCCAAACTTTTGGTATAAGTTCAAGAACAACGACAGATTTTACTGTAATGCAAAAAAATTACAATAATGATGGTGGGGCGTGTGACTCTACTTGGTATGCTTGTGGATATTAAGGAGGATAAATAATGGAAATAAAAGCAATATTAAAAAAACCTTATACAGATAATGAACGAATAGAATTTATCGTTGAATATAACCACAATCAAGGCTATGTAATTGAAGAAACAGAAGAAGAAATCCAAGCTTGGGGTTATACAGAAGAAGAGCTTACGCAAAAAGAAACTGAAAGAGTTGCAAAATTATTTCTAACAGGTGCGGACGTTGAGCGAGGTATTTACCAAGCTAAAGGAATGGACTTTGACGATATCTTAGCTTTTGTTATGGCTAATCCACCTCAAGGCTTAGATGTTAAGGCTTTGAAAATCGAGCTTAAAGCTAACCATTTCTATCGTGGTAATCCTTATGTTAATGCCGTAGGTGCTTTGCTTGGGTTTACAGAAGAACAGCTTGATAAGTTTTTTGAAACGAATGATTATACTGAATTGATTGACAAGGAGGTGTTGGCAGATGCTTGAATGGTACTCTGATAAAGAATTGGGGATTTTTTTTGACGATATCCCTAAAGTCGGAATAAGATATGTACTTCCTACAAGCAAAAATGATGATAAAAAATCGATAAAAAAATATCCTTTTATTAATAGACAAAATTTGAAAGTAGAACTTAGAGATTATAAAAAGAAAAAAATATACGATTTTGAGATTCCAAAAGGATATTGTTATGACGGGGCTTCTGTGCCCCGTTTTTTTTGGAGGGTAATAGGTGCTAATACTGATAATA